CGGTCATACTCTTTCCGCCCTGCGCCACTGCTACCTCGTCACGCGCGCGGCGCGTCTTGGGACCGCCGCCATCGGCGTCGACGTTGAGTGGGACAACTGGCTCGAGGAGCAAACTGAGGGCGGGCGCCACCGTCGGATATTGACTGCACAGGTCTGCCGCGAGGGTTTCGAGAATCTCGTTGAAGCCACTGACCAGCTCTGTCAGGCTACTGGGCAATGGATGTTCGGGCCTTCGTGTGGATGGCGTCTCACGGGCTTGGTCTGCGCGACCTTCGCTTTCGTGATGACGTCATGGGCGCCACCTATCGCCCACCACGTGGGCATTCCGTTTGCGTCGATCATGCTGCTGCTAACGACCATCTTGGTTTTTGGCGGCGGGGCGTGCGCCGTGTGGTTTATGCGGCGGTGGCTATCCGGGCACCCACGCCGACCGTATGTCTCAAGCCCGCGCGCGACGTACCTATCGGCGTGGGACACAGGGTTTGGCCCTGCGTCTTCCCACACGAGTGCCCTCGCGAAGGACAGCGAGGAGCAACGGCTATCGGCGTCGTTTTCACACCTGTTTACGTTTGCCGGTCTTGCGTGTGCAACGCGCATAACGCTCTCCACTATCGCCATCTTTGCGAATTTCCACGCACGCCTGAGCGCCTCAAATACCCTCAGCACTTTCGCGATGCTGTGGCTCGCGCCTATCGAGTACTGTATCCAGCTACTCGTGACGCATGGCTTGCGCAGTGGCCCATGCACAAGCGCGTGGCGATACTGCGCAGTGAACATGACGACGATTTCATGTTCAGTTGCGTCGAGGCTTCGATCAAGCGCGAGGTGGCTCATAAAACGCCTACAAAAGCGCGCCTTATTCAGGCGTATCGCAACTTGGCCACACAGGCTCTCGGGGCGATCGAGCACGCAGCGTTCCAGAAAGCTCTTTTTCTGGTTGCTGGTGGTGAGTCCGATCGTGGCTATGAGCTGTATCCCGGCATATTTATTGCTGGGACGTCCGGTTGGACAGCCCGTAAGCTTGCCAGATGGGCCGATATACACGCAGGGTGGCGATTGTACGAGCGAGATGGTGAACGTTGGGATTCAACGATGCAACTCGCCCATCACTCCGTTAAGTGGGAGTTCATGGACGCTTGCGACCCATGGCTTGGATCCCGTGTTAGGCGTGACTATGCCGTTAATGGTCGTTTCAGGCATGGCATGGGCACCCTACGTTACAAGGCCACGGGCACCGTCAAGTCCGGCCACAACGACACGACCAGCGGCAACTCACTCATCAATATGCTCATCGCCGCCAACGCCATGGCCGATTTGGGCGTCACGGGTAGCATCATCGTTATCGGAGACGATCTCCTCGCTGCGTGTTCCGGGGAAGTTGACTTCGCCGGCCTCGCCGAACGCGAGCGGGATTACGGAATCATACCCACGGTGGCGCTTCCCAGAAGTTTCAGCGAAGCTACCTACGCAAGTGGTACGTGGCTTCGCGACGGTTCTCGCCACATCTACGTCCCTCTACTCGGGCGCTTACTCGCACGTCAGTGGTGGACTGTCTCGCCTCC